GTTTCCCAGTCACGATCAAAGCTTTCCTCATTGTTCTGCAATTCCATTAATCTTTTAAACGCTTGCTTGGAGCCCGTGATCATTTTCCCTTTGTTGATCATCATCCCGATTCCATTACCAACTAATATGCAACCGTCTGAATCTTCGTTGTAGTTTCCAATATGAATCAAAATGTGTGTATGGTTTGGCACATTGTTTAACAAAAATGTCTGATAGCCAAGTCGTGGGGAATCCCATCTAGTACAAATGTAAACACCTTCGGAAACCTTTGGCCTAAACTCATTTTTTTCGTTTTTGTATGAGCGCTCTAATGTATGACAAAAAAAGACACCATTATGATCTAGTAGCTCCCCAAAAATTCCATCTTCAGAGTAGTCTATTCTTTTTAGAGTCATGTTCATTGTCTAATTGCTCTCAATAAAACATCAATCCATTCTTCATTCTTATTGTAGTCAGAAATATTTGTGCAGATGTGGTTCTGCATATTGACTGGAGATACAACACCAGTGACCGGATCAAGGCACTGGCCAACGCCAGAGGCGTTTGAAATGCAGATTGTTTGTTTTGGCCTGTCTGGAATAACCGGAGCCTCGCAAGCCCTTCTTTGGCCCATAGCAAACGCACAAGAGCTATTTAGCCCGATGATAAGCAAGTAAAGAAACAAGTTTAGCGCGTTCCTCATCTGTTTTGGCCTCCATGATTTGACGTTCTAGGTCTAGTCCCTTTTCCATCCATTTTTCATGATTCTTTTTTTGAATGTACTCGGAAATTTTATAACCAACTCCAATTAGAGCCGTTATCGTTGCCGCTATTGTTGCAATTTGTGTCAGCATAATAATGCGCCCCACCTTGCGATGAGGCGCTCCCCACAACTACTTTTTCAAAGCTTCCATGATTTTTTTAACGCCATCATATTCAAACTTTACTAGTTCAACGCCCTCTTCAAGATCAATGTCTTTGATCTCTTGTGGAATAATTCCAACGCCATCAATTGCCTTTGCAAGCTTGTCTTTAAACTCAGGCTTCATCATGATGTCCATTACAATTTGAGCCGCATCTTTAACTTGTAGACCGTCTTTAGCCACAGAAATGATTTCTAGTGACAACTCATTCAAACCGTCCAATAACTCTTTTGTTTCTTTAATTCCTACTTTTTCCATGTTTTTTACCTCTCTTTTTTTTCCTAACCTCATGGTTAGGTATTTTATTATTGATGAGCAAAGCCAGAACAGCCCAGCAATCGCCCCCCAAAATCCAGTGTTTTGATTATTAAATTGATCATCATTCATCGTTTTCCCTTCATGTTGACGATTAAAGACTCAATTCTGTCTAGTTGTGATTCGTATCTTTCAAGCCTTGGAACGACTTCTCTATACGTTGCAAAGTTAAGATGGATATACCCAAGCAAACCAATAACCCCACCCATGGCCCACATTAGAAGCTCAACTGTGCTAACGCCTTTTCTGTTCATTTTATAGCTCCAAAATGTCTACATAGTTAGACCCTGCGGTGGTTCCCCCATAGCTTGCGGTTGTGAAGTTTGACAGCCCAGAATTACTAGCTATGTAGATTGAGTCGGTGGTTCCGTTTAGATACACGATTGCAGCACCGTTACCCCTGACCACGTTTGCTGAGCTTGCATTGTAAGAGGCCAGCGTTTTGAATTGAGTTCCATTTTTTACGATTGCAAACTCTTGTGATCCAGATAATCCAACAACTTCGCAGCTCACCAAATAATATGCAGCCCTGGTTGGTTGAAACTTCCAACTTGATCCGGTTGTAACTGCACCGTTTGTATTGTCATATAGTAAAGAGTTAAATTGAACCCTTGCACCAGCAACATAAGGTGCGCCGGTGTCCTGATATGACACTATAAAATTGTCTCTTACCGCCATAAAAGGCACAACAGAAACAACGGAAGGACTAGTTGACCACGTTCCTGCTGTTGCTTGTGTCGAGATAATTTTTCCAATCAACCTACAAGGCACGTTTGATCTTGCAGTCGTTGAATAAAGCGTGTTTCTTAGCGATCCGCCGGCAATAGCAAGGCTTGACGACAAAACACCCTCGTCTAATACAAGGCTGGTTCCAACCGCAAGCTCAACCGATCCTGCGTTATCAATAGCATAAACATACAGGGTTTCTTGTGCTCCGCTTACGGTTCCAATTGTTGTGCCAGAAGGAACTACAACACTAAGAGCAGAAGTTACTTTCCTGTTGTTTGAAACCCCACCACTAGATGAATCTTTAAAATTTATTGATGGGTAATCTGTTGCAGTAGGATTGTTTCCAGATCCATTTTTTAATGCAATCGTAAGCGCACCAGATCCAACGCTAACGCTTAATCCAAGGTTTCTTACCATGTTTGACTCTACAGTTGTTGTAGTGTCTAACTTTGGCGCTGTTACCGCCGCCGTTTTGATCGAGTCAGTAGAAACGGCTCTGTTTGCATCAATCGACGGGTCATTTGCAAGCTTTGCGTCTGTAACGGATTTATCAGCAATTTTTGCTGTCGTTACAGCCAAATCTTGAATCGATGCGGTAGAAACTGAATTGTTTGTTGATGTTCCAATAACACCATCAGTTGTAAATTGAATAACATCGGAAGAATCTTTTAAAACAAACTTGTAAGACAAAGAAACATCCAACCAAACGCTTGCTTCACCGTTTGAATCTAAAATTACAGGATTTGAGTTTGGTGTTGCCCCTGTGGCGTCGGTGTAAGTCGCCTGTGGCGTAACCGTGCCGGCCTGATAGGTGTAAAGCTTCCCACCAGCAAGAGGGTTTCCGTTTGCGTCCAAGTATCTTTGTTTTAAAACTGGAGCCAAATTAAATGACATTTTAATAGTTTCCTTCCATGATTTTTTGTTTAATTTCTTTCAACTTTTTACTGTTTGGCGAAAGATCTGACGCCTCAATTAATAATGCTTTTCCGCTTTTTGATTTTGATGCTTCATCAGCATAAGAAGTATTTAAAAGGCCAAGGTTTTGAATGCCCCTTTTTGCCCACAAGTCTTCACCCTTTAATTGAATAACTGGAGCAGATAAAGCACGAGCCGCATCAGGTGATTTTCTTATGATGTTAGCAACCTTGTTTGCTCCGGTACTTATGACCTGGTTGCCGTATTTTTCACCTGCTTTTTTTGCAACAAAAAGACCAGCCATTTTAGACGCTAATTCTGGGTTCTGAAGTGCTGTGGCTCCTCCGGCTCCAATCCAAATATTGTCACTTAGTCCGAATGTTTTATTTCCAGACTCTCTTGCCGCTCTATTTTCTAAAAGAGTCGATGCACCACTAGCTTTTGAATATAGTTCTTTTCCTTTTAAAAGCTTTTCTGACAGTCCTGCTTTATTAATGATGCTTTCAGCGTTTTTAGCGGCCTCATCTATTGAGTCGCTCACAATAAAATAAGCGTCCCTTGCCATTTGCTCTTTTGGTGTAACGTCTAATGCTTTTGATTTATTAAAGTTTGCAGCTTTTCTTAATTCTTCTTTAAGAGTTTGAGCTTCTGTAAGAGGTATGTTTTTTTCACCCCTCATCAACACAGATTCAAGCGTGTTTTCAAGCTGGCTTGTTTCGCTTTTATTAAGTGGAGACCTCCAAAAGTTACCAATTTTCTCATCAATTTTTGTTGCTACTTCTAAAGGATTAAACGTACTGGCTCCCTGGTCATCAACGGCCTTGTACGCCTCTTCCATCATCTTGCCGCCCTTGTTCATGAGCGCTTCGTTTCGATCTGCCATTTTTTCGGTAGAAGAAAGAGGTGTAACAACTCCCTCATCTAAGGCGTATTTTCCAATAGACCTAACCTTGTCTTCACCGAGCTTTTTAAATGTTCCTCGCTCAAGTCCAAGCGCTCTAGCCGCCCTCATTTCAGCAACTTTTTCAAAATAGTCAGCGGCCTTTTTTGAAACACCACCAACAGCCCTTGAAACAACCGGCGCAGCAATTTCACCAACACCTTGCAAAGAAGCCTGTTTTAAACCTTCTTTGATTGGCTCTGAAATTGTGTCTGTTAAATTTTGGGGTGCTTTTTCTGGATCAACATAATTGTTAATCATGTTTTTTGCAGCAGATCCAAGGTATCCACCAATTCCAGCTCCAATCATTGTTCCTGCTGGACCGGTTACGGCATCAAGCGGCGTTCCAATCGCTCCACCAATTACCCCACCAATAACTGGAAGTTCATCAACGGTGCTTTTTGCCATCTGTTCAATAATTCCAGGGCTTTTATCGGCATTGTTTAATGAATCTACTTTTTTATACTTATCCCAAGAAAAATTAGGTTTTGGTGCTTCTACTTTTTCAAATTGGTTCCAGAAATTGTTTTTACTCATTTTACAACACTCCCACCGTTTGCAATTGCTTTACCCTTATCAGATGATGGAATTTCATAAATGTTTCCATCTGGAGCGCGAACGTGAATCATTCCTTTTGGCGGTTTTGGGGTTATTTTTTTTGCTTGAGGAATAGAATCTCCGATAGACATTTGAGACATATTTTTTGCAATTCCACTTAGCGCCGGAGCGCCTTCAGCGACAAGAGCAGCGATCGCAGTTTTTCTGTTTTGTTCTTTTTGTTTTAAAACCTCTGGAGTATCACCAGCCCTTGGAAAATACTGCTCGGAAGCATTATCAAACTCACTTTTAGAGATTGCGGCCCCAGATTCTCGTCTTAAAATTGCATTAACAAAATTTCTTTCTGCTTGGTCTTGCCTTCTGACGTCTTCAGATTTTAAACCACCAACAAAATCTGGAAGCATTTTTGATAAAACGCTTGTTCTTGAAGTCGCATCAAACCCGTTTTTTGCTAAATCTTCAAAAACATTTTCAGCTTGATTTGCTCTTGTTCCAAATGTTGCCGCAGCAAATTGGCTTTGATTTGGAGTTTTATCATTTTTTGCTTTACCTGCTTCGGCGTAAATTTTAGCAATTTCTGCTTTTGTTTTTTGTTTGTTTAACGCCTGTGCTTCTGGGTCTAGTTTTTCGCTGGCAAGCTCGGCTTGTGTTTTTTGTCTGGCCAACCCAAAATCACTATTCTTAAGAATGTCATAAGACCTTTTGAAATGATTTGGATCATAGATGGCATTTCCTTGTGCGTCGTGTGGTACATTATTCATCGGAACACCTTGGGATGCCAAATCTTTCATTGCTTGCGGATATGCAGAAGCTCTTTGGTCTTCTGGGAGGCTTGCAAGTGATTCCATAACAGGAAGCGAAATCTGTTGAACCTTTTGAATCATCGCAAGCTTGGAGTTTCTTTCGTCTTCCGCCGCCTTCCGCTCTTGCTGGTCGCTTTGAAGTGCCATTTGCCGCAAGTTCATGGCCTTAGCCATTGAGTTCATTGCGTCCGGTGCTTCGTATTGCTTAATGTTTCCGTAAATGCTTGAATCGATTGCCATGTTTTATTCCTTTAAATAATAATTTTTAGCCTTATGGTTTTGTTGGATTTTGTGGAATCTGTGGAGTAGATGGTCCACCATATTTTTTATCCATCCACCTATCCATCCAATTCATGTTTTGATAATTCATTGCTGAGTTTGCAATACCACCCAGCGCCCCACCCCAAGCGCTTGCTTGTGCAATTCCTGAAGCGCCTTGAGCATTTGCAAGATTGGTCAAATTATTACCCGTTTGATTTGCGTAATTCATCCCTGCGTTTTGAATTGCATTATTAGCAGTTTGACCGACACCCGCAATTGACGACAAACGATTGAATCGATTGTTTCGATCGTTGTTAAAACGGTTGTAAGCGTTTTGATATTCATTTGATGCGTAATCCTGGCCGTATCGAGTTAGCGCCTTACCAAAAGCACCACCAAACAACCCACCACGAGCAGCTGCGGATCTCTCAAGTGCTTTTTGACCCTCTTGCATCCTAAACGCATAACCAGGATCGTTGCCAAAATCATTTATATTAAAATCACGCTGAAAATCTGGATTTCCTAGCCCTGCAAGCGCTCTCATTCCAGCTTCACGCCAAGGCGTTTGATCTTCCCTTGTCTGCTGAAACATTTTGTATTGTAGATTATTTGCGTCCCTGGTTGCAGCCGCTTGTTTTTCAGCAGCGCTCCCAGCAGCACTAGCAGATAAAGCACCCCCAGCGATTGCAGCCGTTCCTCCAATGATTGATGCAGCAATAAAAGCCATTATTTTACCCCTCCAATTAGTTTTTTTTCTTCGTACTCAGCAAACTCTTCAAAAGTTTTTACTGTGAAAATCTCTTCAATTTTTTGTTCGTCTTGTTCGTTTGTTGGATTGTGATGAAAATTAATCCAAACAGAGTCTTCATGTGCAAACATCACTCTTTTGGTTCCTGGTGATGATTGAACCACTGTTGAGGCTGTGATTCTTTTAATTCCCTCATCGGTCATCACAGAAACATCACCCTTACTCAAAACACAAATATGCTCCGTTTTATGAATAAGACCGGTGAGCGTGACTCCTTTTGGTATAAAGAGTTCACGAGCGTAGATCCCAGGTGCAAAATGATGCTTCACCGGTAGATCAATTTGGTTGCCAGTCATTTTTTTCATGGCAGCCTCAAGAGCAATGATTTTCCCTCGCATCTCTGCTCTCTCTTGATCATTTAACTTGTGTTGTGTTTCGATTTCCATTAGTTCCCCACCGCAATCCAATTAAGTGTTTGGGTAACTGATGTGCGATTATATAAATCACAACCAGTTGCGCTGTAGTTTCCGCCTCCAACTTGTCCTGTTGCTGTTGTGGCAACACCGCTATTGTTCACAATTCCAACAACCACTTGCCTACAAGCTGTAGGAAATGAAACAGGAAATAAAATAGACGAAGTTGCGCCGCTAAGAATCGATCCGGTTACGCCCCATTGAATTACAAGCCCAGACCCAAGCTTTTGATAGCCAGAAGATCCAAAAGACGAAGACCAATCAGTTGATAAAAGTTTTGAAAATTCTATTGATCCGGAAAGCTTTGAATTTGTTACTCCTAGGTCTTTTAATCTTAATGCATCGGCACTTGTTTCAATTGTTGAGCCATCAACATTTACAGAAAGTGGAAGACCAGCACCACCAGATAATCCTTCACCAGCAACAGACGCGCTTAATTTTACTTCTGTAACAGCAGCATCAACAATTCTGTCCGTTGTAACCGTGTAAAGCTCATCGTTTGTATATGAGTCGTTACCCCCAACCCTCAAAAACACTCGCTGCAAAAAATCGGCCCATTGCTGAGTAATAAACCCATTAACGTCAACAAAAGGCGTTCTGTGTGGTGGCGGTGGTAATTTGGTTGGCATTATGATCTGCCCCCCTCAACTTCAAGTTCTGCACCAATTAAAACAACTTTGACCGGATCGGTGATCTTTACCCTGTAAACTCGATCTCTTGAGGAGCCTAAACGCCTCCAAATAACTCGTGTCTTTGTTTTTCCGATTTTTCCTATTTTTGAATATTTCTCATTTGACCAACTATGTCCGCCATCGTCTGAGAATTGCAAAACGGCCGTTGGATCATTCCCTTGATTGATTCCATCCGTTCCTACTCCGGTCTCCATGTCTAATTGAAACGAGTGATGTGTAACGTATTTTAATGAATCTGTAATGTGTGGCGCGGCCCTTAGTCTTAAAATTGGATTTCCGTTATCTGTGTAAACGTCTGGGTTCAATGAATACAGATTTCCGTTTTCGTAGTCTCCTACAATAATTTTGCCGTAAGCAACGGCGCAAGTTTCGGCTCGATGTCTTTCAGTAGACCATAAGCCTAAATACTGCCTTTCGTGCCAAAATCCTGTAGAAGCGTCATAACACCAAGTAGATCCGGTGCCATATAAATTTAAGCAATAAAACAAATGACCGCCAAGCTGATAGGTAAAAGCCGTTGAAGCTGAAACCTGATCGCTTGTCATTCCACGAATTACTGATTCAATCGCTGGGGTGCTTATTCTATTGTGCTTAAACCCTTGGATTTCGTAGACGATACCTGTGCCGTTTGTATCTCCACCCAAAAAATAAATGTTTCCAAGCATCCGGCAAACACTAAATAAAGCAGAGCACCCAACATCTAAAACAGCGCCTTGAATCCTTGAAAAAGGAAAGTCAGTGTCACCAGTGTTGTAGAAAATTTCTAAACTTCTTTGACCAAACAAAAACAAATTCTGATTGTTACTAATCAACCCAATAATGTTATCAGGGCTTCCCTCTGCTGAACCAAAATCAAGCGGATCAAAAGTCACATCATTAAGCCCAGAAATGAAAAACTGTTGCGTTCCTTTTTTGTTAAAAATGAAATAACCGTCTTGAAATGTAACTTGATCAGCAGGATAAAAATTTGGATCTGTTACAGTTGTAAATGTGCTAGTTGAAATTCTCCAGTGATAACCAAATGAGCCGTCAACAATAAAAACATAATCACCGTTGTCAGCAATTGACACCCGACCCTTATCGGTTGATAAAGTTCCTAGCTCCGTTGCAGAATACGCACTACTAACAGAATAAAGCTTTGAGCCAGCAACAACAAACAAAGTACCTTTTGAAGCCGCCCAAAAGCCTCTGATTGGTGTGTTTGGAATAGTAAGAAGCAAAGAAAGCCCAGGAGTCGGTACAAGTGATGCAATTTCCTTCTCTTTGCCGGTTCCAAGTTGGTTAATCTCAGGAAAAAGGTTCACCGAACTCTGACAATCAACATTGACAGACTGAAGAGTGTAAGATGGTCCGATGAATCCAGGGTATCTCATCTGGCCCCGTCCGTATAAATGTTGTAACGATTGTTAGAAACTAAAGCGTCATCAACTCTTAAGAATGATGGACGATGATTGTTTCTTTTAATTGATGCCTTGCTGTCTGTTGCAATTTTAAAAACAATTTCAGTTGGAATTTTTCCATACTCTGATGCAATTTCGATTGCAAAATTGTAAACTAAAGCTCGTTCGTAACCTGGTGGTAAAACAATTTGTGTGTCTAAAGTTGAAATGCTTGAAAGTGGCGACTGATAGTACAAAACAAGTGAGCTTGAAGCGTTTGGAACAGGAAACAGGCGCAGCGTTTCGTTAGGGAATGTTCCCTCAATAAAAACACAATCTGGAATTGTACTCTGTAAGCTTTTTTGTCTGATTGATGCCCACTCACTAACTGATAAAATCCTAACTGGGTAATAAGTTGGAGGCGTATTTGTTGAAAGCTTTAATTTTGCATACTCGATCTTAACCGGCCTATCAACAATCAAGTCACCGCTTGGACCAATTGAATAATCTTGAACGCCTATAGATAGCGGAATCTCTGCTTCAGTTACTTTTTGAATGACAAGTGATTCCAAGCTCCATGAATCAAGCATACGATTAAATGCGGCGAGTCCGTCCGTGGCCTCAGAAGCCTCTATGCTTTCGCCTGGAGCAATCGCCCCAATTAGTCGCAGCGATGCCGTGACCAAATCTCTACCAGTCATAAGCGACCCCCTAAAATCAAAATAAGAAACCGTCTAACTTTTTCTAAAATTGAAAGTTTTTTGTTTAATGCTTTTTCTGGAGTGTCGCACCAGCCATAGCCCGGCGCCCTCTCTTCGTTTTTACTAGAAACGAGAGTGCATCCCTTGTATGCGTGATAAACAAACTTTGGATATTCGTTTTTTAACTTCGTTTTCATTAGAAGGCCGCCAAATGGAACCCACTTGGCAGCCCAAAATGAAAACCAAATTAACCTTGGATTCGGCAAGCCCATTCGGGTCGAACCGCTTTCCAACCGTAAAGAATATCTAGACGGCAAGGGAAGCTGTCCGCACTGATGTCGTATGCTCGAACGATACGAAGAGACAATCCGCTTTCTGGATCAGAAGCAACAGCAGCGAAGTCAACTCCGTTTGGTAGCTCAAGATCAGCACAACCCATCACGAAAGCATCTTCATGACATAGGATGTTTTGAGGTGATTGAGTGCTAGCAGCTCCAACAATTGTCAATACAGCATTATCTGCTGGTGATCCAGAAACAGTTTGAAGTGCTCCTGAAGTTACAATTGAAGGGCTAATTCCGATGGTTGCGTTACCAGAACCATCAGAGCTAACGTCAGCAGTCACAACGAATTGTTGCAATGAGCCTGTTGATTGTTTTGTAACAGGGTTTACCGCGTAAACACCTGCAACAGTGAAAACATCACCTTTCTTCAAACGAGCGGCGGCAGAAGCCGTCCATCCGTCTGTTACAAGGCTTGAACCCGATTGAGAACCACCATTAACAAGTGGAGTTCCACCGAGAGGTCCAACTGTATGAGTGTAGATGTTTTGGCTCATGTACCAGTCAGCACCTGCAGCGCGTCCCATCATTCCATCTTCGTACTGTTGTTTGATTTGCTCAGAAGATTGAAACAATCCTTTAAGAGAATCAACAATGCTTGTAGAAGCTGCTGGGCTAATGTGAACAGAGCGCTTTGCACCTTTTGGACATGAAAACTCGTTCAACTTTTGTTGTGCTTGCAAGTAAGTTACAAGCGCCGACGGAGTGGTTCCAGGCGTTCCAACAGAGTTGAATGTGTTTTGATATGCCATTTGAAGACCGTTAAGGTCTACTTGGTTTGCAAGTGCAATAACAGCATTGTCAATGTAACGCTTGCGGAACTCATCCACGCTCAAAGTAAGTTCAGCAGAGCTGAATTTGAACGCAACGTGGTTTTGAGTATCAAGAGTTAATGAAGTGCTTTCTTCAGTTACATCTTGGTTTACAAGTGATGCGCCACTAGCAACTGTAAAACGTGCTGGTTTACGAATTGTTACAGACGAACCGATTTTTGCGCCTTTTTTAGCAAACTCGTCGCTGTATTGTTTGTTCACTTTTTTGGTGAAACCTAGTTGGTTTTTGAACGCCATCAATGTCTCTTTAGCGATCATTGATGGAGTTAAGATACTGTTAGCCATTTTCTACCCCTTTTGAGCTTTTACGCTCGTTGTTTTAGTTGTTCGCGCCTTAACCGTTCGTATTCAGATTGAGAAAGGTCTTGATCAAAAATAGATTTGACCGTTGCTCCATTTCCTTTTCCGATTGCACTAATTGGCTTTGGTGCTGTTGTTGTTTTTTTGATTTCTTTGTTTGCAGATGCAGATAAACGAGCTTCAATTTTTCCAAGCTCACGAGCTGCTGCAATTGGTCCAAGTGACGCTATTCTTTCAAGTTCACTTCGGTTTTTAGCAAGCTCATAAATAAGCTCTGGCCCATTTTCAGAAGTAACAATTAGTTCATTGAGTGCCGCTGAAACTTGAATGTCTTCAACCTCAGACAACACTTCTTCAAAATCACCAACTGTTTTTGCAAACTTATCAACTCTCTCTTTGTGAGCTGACAAAGTTTTTTCGTATTCTGATTGATAACGAGATTTTTCTTCTTCTCTCTTTTTTGCTTCGTACTTTTGATTAACTTTCCAGTCAGTCAAGGCCTCAACATATTCAGCATGAGAGTCGAAGTTTTCTGGATTTGGTTTTTCATTCAAATCAACTTGAGTGCTCTTTTGTGGTTCATCTGCTTTAGCGCTCGGTTTTGTCGCCACAGATTTCCAGTATTCAAGCTCTCTTTCTCGTTCAGCGATTTTTGCGCTTAATTTGTCAATTCTTCGCTTAAAACCGCTTTTTTTCTTGGGCTTATCTGAGTCTTCAGAATCATTTTCTTCTGAAACATCTGACCCATTCGTTTCTTCTGCCTCTGTTTCTACCGTTTCCGATTCGGTGATTTGCTTTTGCTCTGGAGTTGACTCCGGCGCGGACTTGACCTCTTCTGAGGTTGCAACTGGCGCGGTCTTAGTGATCGGCTCAGATTCTCGTACAATGATGCTCATGGTGATACTCCTTCCATGGGTGTGCTCGGTGGTTGCTCGCCGATAAGCTCTTGATTCACGCCTCCTTCTTGGTTGCCCATTTCGGATTCATGTGGTTCAAAACTTTCTGTGTCGATTGGCTGATACTGATTAAGAAGCGCCATCCGTTGTTCAATTTGATTGATTTCTTGCTTTAAAAGCTCAATGGATTCTTTTGATCCAAGACGAGCCATTTCGATTTCAAGATTTGCTTGAATTTTTTGAAGCTCAATTCTCTCTCTTGATTCAATTTCAACCAGCTTCTTTTCTCTCTCTTCGTGAAGCTCGTTTAGTTTTCCTGTTAGCTGCTCAATCATTTGATTCATTTGCATTACTTGAGCTTGAACTTGAGGTGGGATCTGCTGATCTTTTTTGTCCTCTACAATGTTTGGCGGCATGGTCTTTTTGATTCGTTCCGCGATCTCTTGAGATCCAGGCCAGTCCATATTTTTAACAATTAAGTCGCCAGCAATTGCCATGAATTGCGGCATTGCTTTTGTAACTTCAAGCATTGAAGCAACGGCTTCTTGCCGTTTTGTTTGAAAGCTTGGTCCAACATCGACAACAACGTCATACTTTCCAACATCAAGCGCATACAAAGACGGCTTTCCATCTTTCATGAATGTTGGGTCATTTACTTTTACAACTTGATGCTCGCCATCTTCGCCAATAATTCTTGCGGTTCTTGGTGTGTCGTAAATTTTTGGAATTAGATCAATGATGATTCTTCCAGCGTGTCTAAGAGACCTTGTAAGGTTGTCTACAAAGTGGAAGTTGGATGTCTGTGCTTGCATGTTGCGGCGCTGAATTGCAACGCCGCTTGTTTCGTTTGATTTTGCGCCTAATGAAGCATCATAGATTCCAGTTGTGGCTTTGATGTCATCACTTGCAAGCATTCTTGCGTTTGTGATTGCTTGAACCGCTGGTTCAAACGCTTGTCTTTGTGGTGGTGGTAGTGGAGTACCGTTAACGTCGCTTGGTTTGTATTTTAAAACCGCATGATTTCTTCTGTTAGCATTTTCCCAGTCTTGTTCGTAACCTTCAATTTGACCTTCTGCTGCAACAAACGGAGCGCGTGGAGCAAGGGCAATTGCTTCTGTCTCAGCACTGGCCCAATAGTTATACATACGAGCAGGGTCTTTAGCGTTTCGAACAATCCCTTCAATGATTTTTTTGCCGTTGATATCGGACTCAACACCATAAACAGGTACAATCGGAATAAAGGCGCCTGGCCAGTCTGTTTCTTCTAAAATTTCGACACCGTTAATTTTTGCCCATTTAATCTTTGGAACTTGAGAAACACGACTATTTAAAACAGAAACGCCCTCAGGCAAAAATTCTGGTAGTTCATCTTTTAGAACGGTTTCGCCTGTGCTTAGTAAAACCACTTCTTTCTTTTCAAATACTTTATAGAAATATTCGGCAACACGAGCAGAGCCACCAGGCATCCACGAAGGCAAAGTATTTCCACACGCTTCCCAGCCATCTTGTGTGGCTAATTTAGAATCTGGGTATCTTCTTTTGTATTCGTCTTTTGAAAGGTCTTCTGTAATGAATGCAAAGCTTGCGTCTGATCCGTCTGGTTCATTTGAAAATGGATCAAAATAAACAGAAAAAGGATTCTTGATTCTTTTAATTAAAATTTCTTGGTCAAATCCGATTGGATCAACAAAGTCTGTGATGATTCTGAAATATCCAAGTCCGCCTTTTACAGCACACTCAAACGCAGTGTCGTAGGCTGTATCTGCGTTAGAATTGTATTCAATGTGTCTGACTAATCCTTGAATAACTTTTGCAGTTTCAATGTCTGCACGGTCATCAACTGGATAAACTTTTATTGATGGCCTGTTTTGTCTTTGATCATTTGTAATTTGATTAACAAATTGCTTTGTTTTGTTAATTACTAAACACGGTCTACCATCACGCTCTCGATCGTATTTAAGAGATTGGTGCCACTGAATGCCAGACTCAAACTCAAAATCTTCTAGTGAAAGCTTTCTAGTTTCGGCCTCAGCCTCAACAACCAATTCAAATTCAGCCTGAGCTTTTTTTAAAAGATTTTTTTCGCTCGAATTTTCTGCCACCAATTAAGATTGCGGCTCAAAATAACTTTAGGGACTTAAATGAATCTTTATAAATCTTTATTCAGCCCATCCATCCATAAGAGCCATAATTTCTATTTTCTGGGTGATTTTGCTTTGGTGGTGCTGTTTTTGGAAACTCGGCTTTAAGCATTGGATCTACTATTCTTGCCCTACAATCCATCATGTCGTCATGAGCACAAACAGGAAACGAAAGATATTCTTGGGTAATAAAAAGCTGAACGTAATCTCTAGTAATGTTTTCCTGATCAACAAAAATAAGTCTTTTTGGCATAAAAAACCGTTTCTGCTCATAAATCGGAATTAGTTTTTTAATCCTGTCTTCTTTAGGTGTAGATCCGCCAAGTTCGGTAATGTTGAACCTGTAGTTTTTGTCTTCCATCAAATATTTGATGTGCTCAATATCTGCTTGCATTCCATATCGTTCATAACCAACATTTTTTGGCTTATGAATTCTGTGAAGTTCAAAAAGCTTTTCAGATCTTTGGGTGAGATTTAAACGGTCACGAATTGCATCAATCAAATAGTAGTTGTTGTCCGGAGCAAGTCCAATCACTTCAAAAACGGTGTAGTCTGATGATGCTTTTTTTGAGTTTGCTGGATCAACCAAAATGTATTTATTCCATTTAGATGTATCTCCAAGTTGCTCATAATACATAAGCCACTCTTCTTTAAAACTCATGGCTCTATCAGCAACGGGGTCTTGTAGCTGCTGGCAACTAAAGGTATATGGCCCTTGATCTCTTCTTTTTTGTATTAAAAGTTCATCAGACAAAAATACGGATTTTCCATCTGGTGGCGCTTTTCCGTTATCTGTTGCCGGTTTAATTCTTGGAATTACTGTGCCGCGCTCCATCAGCGTCTTATAAGTGTCGTTAATGTGATATCTTGTTCCAATGTATCTCCTCTTTGTCCTCTCGCCTGATCCCAAGTTGAAAGACAGCTCTAGCGCTGCTGTTGTTTTTGCAATTTGATCCGGTGTTGTCACTGACTCTCTAGTAACCACATCATCATAAATCTGGTGCGTAAAGTGCTTTGAAGTTGGTTGACCGTCTACAAGACCCCATGCCTCAACTGTCGCCTCTTTTGGATTCGTTTTTCTTTTAACAATGATCCCACTATCAAGTGACCACTTTGGAGCTTCTGATTTTGGATTTTTATAAAGCACATCAGGAAACAACTCTTTCAAATATTCATTTGATTCAAGCTCTCTTTTGATTTGCTCAAGAAATGCTTTAGCGATTGGTCTAGTGTGACTAAAAATTCCAATTGTTGATTCTGGATCAATCAAAATGTCCTGAATTGTTTTTGCGTAAGTAATGATTGTGCTTTTGTAGTGGTCCCTTGCCCAGAGATCCAAGTAACCGTCTGGATTTGCTTGAACCTCTCTACATCGATCATAAAGCCAAGGCCGATCAACGTCTTTTCTTTGAAACCCATGGACCATCAGAAAAAACAGGTCCGTTTGGCATAAGTGCCTTTGTGATCTTTTATTATTGGTGATTATTTGCTCTCTATAAACCTCGTTAGCCTGTTCCCTGGTTAAGCTTGAGCAATTGATTGATTTAGACGCCTTGATTCGCTCTTTTTCCTCAAGTAATGCCAAGATTTCTTTTTTTTCTTGAATATTCATGAATCAGAACTTAGGAGCTTTTTAATTCTTTCATCAATTTGCTCTTCGGTAAGATCCGAATGATTTATTTCTATTGGTTTCTTATCAGGACCAGACACCTCAACCGATGTTTTGTCAACCCCCGATCGTGACTGGGAAAC